TTGTTTTGCATCGCTTTCTTTTTTTGCAATTTCAATACTTGCGTCAGAAATTTCTTTATCACGTTCTAAATTTGTTTGCCTTGACTGTTCATTAAATTCGTCAAGGGCGATTTGAGCATCTACTTTGGCTTGTGTTTCTTCACTTGCATTATCAACAATAGCTTGAAGCCTTAGGCTTTCTTGTTCAGCTTCTAATAAATCAATTTCTTTTAAGGCTTCTAAACGTGCTAATTCATCTTCTATTTGTTCAGCGTTAAATCTTTTACGTTCAATACTTAATTTACTCTCGCTTTCTAGCTTTGAGTTTGTGAGTTCTATTTGCTCTCTGTCTAGTGCTAGGTCGTTTGCTTTTTGTTCTGAACGAAACCCCTCTATTTGTGCTAAAACCCCTTCTTTATTTGCTAAGGCATCTATTAAAGCAACTTGAGCCTCTATGGTATTGTTTTTGTTTACTTCGTTTTGTGCTGCTGCTACTTGCAAATCAGCTTGTTTTAACATTGCTGCTTCTTGTTCAGCTAAAACTTCTAAAAGTTTATCGTTGGCTTCTTTACGCTCAGCCACTGTGTTCCGTTCTTCATCTCTAACTTGTCGTAGTTGCTCAGCTTGTCTGTCATATTGTTCAACTAACCTTGATTGTTGGGCGGCAGCAAGTTCGGCACTATTTTTCAATTGTACATTCAACTTAGCTTGTTCGACTGCATTGCTTATGCTTATCTTACTAAGTTCTTCACCAGCTATTTTACCAATGTTAGCGACTTCATCAATAGCATCTCCTATATTTGCAGCTACATTTTTACCAGCTTCTATTGCTTCAACAGCAACCTGTTTAATATTTCCAGTAGTTTCTTCTATCTCTGCATTCAGTCGCTTTATTGTTTCTGGGTCTTTATCCCCAAAGAATGATTTTTCCCAAGCTAATTGAGCAGTCTGTAAAGCTAATTTAATAGCATAAAAACCTAACTTTAGAGGAGTTATTCCTATTTTAATAACACTTCCTAAAACCTCACCTAGACCATTAAAGTTTTCCGAGCTTTTAGAAACTGCTTCATAAACATTTATAACAGCCGATACAACTTGATTTGCTACAATAGAAAACGTTTCAAACGCTGTTGAAAACACATCAACAACTTTCTGGTTTTGGCTAAACACTTCTTTTAGCCCAACAAGAGCAGAGATTACTAAACCAATACCAGCAGCTTTCATTGCAGTGCCTAAGCCCTTAAAACCTTTACTTAAACCACCTATTCCTTTAGTTGATTTTTTAGCACCCTCGCCAACCCCCTCAATAGAACCAGTAGAGCCTGATGTTTCTTTTAAAGATGAGTTTAATCCGTCAATACTTTTTTCTAAGTCATTAACCCCTTTAACAGCTCCTTTGCTATCTACGTTTAAATTAATTGTTTTTTCTATTGCCATTTTAATTCTTGTTTTAACGCTTTGTAACCCTCTTTTAATGTCATAGGTAGTTTGTACTTACCTTGTGCTATTCGCAAGTTTTCGGTTTCACCGTTTGCGTATTTTAAACTCTCTATTATTAATTTTATCATAATGTTGTTTCAAATAAATCTGTGTCAAATGCTCCAGCTTCTTCGCCATCTACATCGTAAATCGCTCTTACAGATATTTTATAAGTTGTGTCACTGTCTAAATTAGATAATACAGCAGTGGTTAAATTTGAGCCTATTGTGAGTTGAAGTACATCGTCTTTGTAACCCTCATATCTTAATAGGTTAGGCTCAGACGCTAAAGAAGTCCATTGAAAACTTATAGTACTACTTGTTTTGCTAGTCGTTTCTAAATTCTGAACTCTTTGCAAATATTCTCTTTGTCCGTTTAAACGCTGCGAAGTATTTTCAATTAAATTGTATAATTCTAAATCGCTTTTATTTGTGAGTAGGTTTGTTTTTATAGAGTTTATCCTATATTTAGTTGTGCCTATAATAAATATATCGTTTAGTCTATATTTTAAAACAATACTTAACGGCAAATAAGCAGACACGCTTGTTTTTCTGGAATTTCTAGCAAATAGATTAGCTACATAATTCCTGTAATACTTAGTAAACAAATCATTTGATGAAATTTGACTTCCTGTGCTTTGAGTATACTCATCAGCTTCAATACCAAAATTTAATGTTTGACTTATAAAGCCTGTTGTAATATTTGATATAGAGTTTGACGGTCTTAAATAAGGGTTTATCGCAACGTCAGTGCCGTCTGGGTTTTCAAATGCTATGGGGTAAACTGTTGGTGTGCTAAAGCAATAAAATAATAAAGGAGAGCCTATTGTTGGTTCAAACTTTTTATCTAACATAGCGCCTTGAACGATAGTAGTTAAATCGCCTGTTATCTCGTCTGATATTCTCTCGTACATCATTTTCTCAAAACCAACTTCGACTTTGTAATCGCCACCGTCAAACTCGTCTTTGCCGTAACTTTCTTGAGCAAATATATTACCTTGAAATTCTTCTGAATATTGAACTAAAAAAGATTTTTTGCTTTTAAAATTAAATATCATATTTTTAAATTGTAGTAACTTGGATACAGTTTTTTTACTCGTATCTACATATTCAGTAATATCATAAGTTTTACCAGCGTTATAATAGTCATCTAAAGGTAGCACTGTAATAACACCATCCTCTTTATATGCAGTCAAATTAAACATTGTAAAGATGTTTTTAAGAAAATCAAATATCTTCATTTTAGGCATCTGGTTGCTGATTGCAATTTCATTTTCAGATGTAGGTGTAGGTGCATCGTAAAACCCTGTATCTGTAACAACTTGTGTTCCACCACCAGTATCTAAAACCCTCCTAACCTCTAATTCTTGTGAAATACCTATTGTATTCTCCGCAGTAATAACTACTTTAAGAAATATTACCCCTGTACCCCAATCATCTGGATTTGCATTATACCTGTCTAACGTTTGAGTTCCGCTTCCTGTTTGTTCAAAAACAGTTTCGTTATTCAACCTTTTAAATGTTACTGTCCAATCTTGGTTTAGTGGTGCATTAACGGTTAAAATAAACTGATATTCCAACCAATCAAAACCAATTACAGGATTAAATTGAGGGAATGCTGGTCTTAACTCAGTTCCAGTGTCTAAGTCGTATTCTAAGCCACCCACCCCAGCAGTGTTAAACCATACTTTTGTTATGCTGTTTACTGCCCCGCCCTCTTGTGCATTACTAATAAAACCTTCTTCTCGATGTAGCCATAAGTATAATTTTTTAAAGCTATAACTATTAAAAAAGGTGTCACTAAATTTTATTTGTGGATAGTTAGATTGTATCGCATCAATTATAACCTTAGCTTTAATCGCTGGTTTTAAATCTGCATAATTTAATTTTGTGCCTGTTATAGCATCTCTATATCCACCATTGTTAGCATAATTAAATCGCATATTTTTACTATGCGTTATAAGGGGGAATATTAAGTCATCGCCTTCCGCACTTCCTTGTAATTTACTTTTAACAAAATCGCTTGTGTATTCAAAATTTAAACTTTCTGGAAACTCCAAAGAGCTTAATTCATTTTCTGCTAGTATTTGTTTAAATTCTATCGTTTCTCCTGTGAATACTAATTTATAAGAATAAGCTACATTGTTTTTTAACTCAACAGAAGTTAAACGTAATTTACCTGTTTTGTAATCTATACCATTTAATTTGATAAGTCCGTCACCTTGAAATCTAGCATCAAAACTATTATCTATTTCACTGTTGTAATAATGCTTAAAGAATTTATTATTATGCTTAGATGCTGGGACGCTAAACTGTTGGCTAAACGGTGCAAATATCTTAGCTGGGTCTTTTACGTTTTGAATAGTATCCGTAATTGATACGCTTTCGTCTTTGAATAATTCTAGTTTTGTATAATCATCATAAATTTGATACCTTTGGTTTGTTCCAGAAAAATTACCGCCATCAATATCTAATGTATCATTTCCGCTTGGTGCTATTGCAGTTATAGAACCTACAACTCCAGAATTTAAGTTTTTAATTAATTGACCTACTCTAAAATTTCCGTATGTGAAATCTGTTGAAGTATCTACAAGTCTAGTTTGTGTAGGAAAACTCCCCTCACTTGTGTGTTTTGCTCCATCTCTAATATATAAGTCTATTATCTGCATTTATCTAATGTTGTTTATAGTGTCAAAAGCAAAATCTATTTTTATAGAATAATTAATTAGTTTATCGTTTAGACTTGTTTTATAGCTAAAACTACTATCACTCACATTAACAGGTAAAACAAGGTTGTCTATTTCAATCCAGCAGTCCTCACTTAATTGCATTTGCTTAAATACTTCGTTGTACTCCTCTGGATAAAACCCTGTATTTAAGTCCATTTTTTCGTTACCCATTTTATATAGGTTTTTCTGTTGGTGCTTATCTACATCATAACTATTTGCTACAAGTGTATTCCTTTTGAAATCCTCTGCTTTAGTAGATAGTTGTTTATTACTTCGCTTAAAGAACCAAAGGTTTTGCAACGCTCCAAACTTGTTTATAAAACTTAATTTATAAGGCTCATATTTACACTCTGTAATATTTTCGACTTTAATTAAATCTACACCATCATCTGAATTAATATATATAGTATCAACAGGAAAAGTTGTGTTGCTATCTAAAAACGCATCTAGACATATGTTACCCTCAAAAGTTCCATTGTCTAAATAAACCCTATCCCTAAATTCATCAGCACCATTTACAGTGTTTGAAACGTATTGTATTTGAGTTGATGACGTTGTTGTAGGTGCAAAAGTTTGTTTATAAATTTCTTGGTTTTCTGAATAATAATCAACACTTGTAACCTTGCTTGTGTCAATAGGTAAAACAACTGGTGCGTCATCTAGCTTAACTACTGTTAAATTTGACTGCAATAGTCCGCTATCGTTTTGAGGATTAATACCCTCTTGAAAATATCCATACCCATAAAATGCTTTGTTTTCAACGATAGGCATTATATAACCGATACCGCCAACTGTTTTAGCAATACGATAATCTACCCACACAATTTCCGTTTCGTAATCGTCTGCATTGTAATCCATATAATCCTTAACAAGTTCCGCTATTTCAAAATTTACAGTGAAGTTCACCGCATTTGCATTTAGATTATAGGTTGGTGTAGTTGGTCTTGCTCCTTGCGTACCTGTGTATATCCAAAGGCTTAAAGCTGCACGTTCTAAATTGCTTTCGTTTAAATATACATAGTAAGGACTTCTTACATTAATTTTTGCCATTTTATCGCTTTGTTAATTTTATTAAATCTTTTTCCAACCCTAAAGAATACGCCTCAATTAAATCATCTGGTAGTCTTTTAAAAGCTGCTACAAATGGCTTAGTAAAAAACAAACTAGGCTTAATTCCTTTTTGGTATATACTTCTTGAAATTAAAAACGCTGTACTTTGATAACTTAAAAAACGCCCAGACTTTTTATCTCTAAATTGTATTCCTTTTCGTTTAACCCATTTATTAATACTGTTTGTTAAACCACCTTTTTTTCCTGTGCCACTCCCAAATCTAAACGGACTGTTTGGTGCTTTTGCGCTTGACGACTTACCCCTAACCCCTTTGTCTTGAAACTCACCATATTGCTCCATACTAAAGCCTAGTTCAGCTCCTTTTGCTGTTAGTTGTATATCGTACCCTAAACTATTATAAAGTGCTTTAGTATCGTTCCTATCGCTTTTAGATAGGTTGCTTCGACTTTGTTGTATAACGTACTTAGCGAACTTATTTAATTCGTCTTGTAGGTATTTGTCTGCTAACATATTTCAATATCATTGTTTACTAATATGTCAAGCGTTGCAGTCCAACCAGCTACTTTATTTTCAAACCTATCAACAAAAGGCTCAAGACTTGCATCGCCGTCAAGTTGGTATTTGTCACTGTATAAATCACCACGCCTTAAAACTTGGACTAGTTTATTTAATACCGCTAGTTGTGTATTTAAAACGTCTTGTTCGTTATTGTTTCCTATAAATATATCCGTTGTAGCCTCTTTACTTTCATCAACTATATCCATTGATAGTATAGAAATGTTAAACCTTAAAACGCTCTCTTGTGCTGTAACTGTATTTATAATCAAATGAGATAATGGAAATATAGATTGCTTAGATAAATCAATATCAAACAAATCACCCTCTGTGACTGTGTTTACATTTATATCACCTAGTAAAGCATCTTTAATTGCTTGTGTTAATAAATAGTAACCTCTTATTCCTGTGTAACTCATTTGAATTTGCTTTTAATATTTCGTGCTTCTATTTCGTTTTTCTCTTTTGTATATGTTAAATACGTCAAACATTCGTGTACGTTTAGTTTAGTGATATTTTCAAATCTCGTAATATCTCCGTCAGCGATTGCATAGATTGAATTGTACCATCCCCATTTGGCTGTGAAGCCAGAAATTGCACTAAGCTCTCCTCGTTCTGTTTGCTCGAAGAGTTCAGAATAACTGTCGATAAGTCTCTGCCTAAATTGTAAAAAAAAACCATTGCACCGAAACAAGCATCTAAAGGATAGTTCTTAGCTTCTTCGTTTGTGTCTGGGTCGTAGTCTTTAAGCGTGTATCTTTGTCCTTGCTTTAAATCAATAGGTCTGTATAGAACGTTCATAGCTCTATGTAGGTTATCGTTATCACCCATAAATGTATCTAAGTCCACGTATTCACCAAAACTCATATTTTCTAAGTCTGGAATAAAACCGTAATCTTTGCCATTCATTTGAAACCTATTTATCAGTTGATGTTCTGTGTCAAACATATTATTAATAATAAGACAAATATCGTTTATGTCTTTTGCTTTCATTGAACGAACAACCTCAACAGGTACTTTACAGAATATCTCAATCATCTTAGATTGTACCTCTGCTTCCTTTGTTAAATCTAATTTATCAAACTCTTGGTATTGCCCTAGAGTGATTTCATTTAACGTTGTTGGTATGCTTAACTTAACTTTCATATTAATATATAAACTTTTTTAATTTATTTTAGTAACTAATAAACTGAAAACACCTACATATGTAGTGCAGTTTTAAGATACGGTATATTTACCCCTGTTTGGGTTTTGTAGTTGAAACCCTACTGCATAACGAACCGCATCTATTAAGTGGTTATATTTATCTATTGGCGTATTTGATTTGCGTTCTAGCCAACGGTAGTTGTTTAGCTCCTTAATTAAGTTGGTGCTATCTGGACTTACTATAATGTCATAGTCTTGTAATAAGCTAATGCCATAAGTAACACTTCCCTGTCCTTTTATGCTTGGGCGTACATTACAACCCTTTGCTTTTATTTCGCTTAATAATCTAGGCTCTGCACTATCACCAATGATTAAACCCTCTCTAGCGTGTTTTAAATTAAGCTGTGCTATTTGTGACGTTGTTAGTCTTTGCAAGTAGAAACATTCTTTTAAATAAATACGTTTGTTAGAACTGTCAATATTAACTTCAACTAATGTACTAGGGTCCGCTGCAAATCCATAATCTTGACCCCATACGCTTGTGCCTATATGCTTAAATTCTCCTACGCTCCAATTATTAAATATAACTCCCTCTGCTTTGTTTAGCCACGCACCTAGCATTTGTTGTTTGTATTTCTCTGGGCGTCTTATCTTCATTTGTTCTATTTGGTCTATATAGCTTTTAGATAAGTTGTCTATGTTATCCTTATAAGTTGTGTGTATATATGTAGTGTTTTCTTTAGTTATATTACTACCCTCTTGCACCCCTCTGTCCTCAAAGAAACGTCTGTATATAAAATGCTCTTTAGTTGTTGGGTTAAGTATTAATATTATTCTGTTTGGTTTGCCTTGCTGTCTTACTGATAAATCAATAGTATCGAATTTTTGTTCGTCCACCAATTCTTCTGCTTCATCAACTACCCACGTTGTGATACCTTGTAAAGATTTAAGGTTTGCTGTTTGGTCGCCGCTTGAAGTTTTTATCCCCCTAAATATTATTTTACTTCCTGTCTTTTTATTTATTATTTCATCTTTGGTTATGTGAAAGTCTGCTATTGAGCCGAACTGTTCTAGCTTGTCTATGAACTCTGGAATGATTGATATGTATGCTGAGGTTAATGTGTAACGAGTAAACAGTATCGTGTGACCTTGTTCGTATGTTAGCATCACTAAAAGGGCGTTTACTGAAAAGGATTTTCCAGAACCACGCCCACCACTCACTATAAAATACCTACTGTCGCTTTCAACAATAGGCATATATTTCTTTTTTACTTTAATCAACGAACTTAATTAAATCTCTAAAATTAATGTTTAAACCCTCACTAGAGTTAATGTCTACACTTTCCTTAGGTTTGCCATAACGATAGCTTAAATATAGCTGAACTGCTCTCATATCGCCTTTAGCTACTAACTCCCCTAACTTACTTATAGCTTCGTCTTTGTCTATTATAGCGTCTAAGCGTTCTATTAGTTTTATCTCATCTGCCTTTGGTGGTCTGCCGCCTTTGTTTCCTTTTGTTCCTTTGTTGTTTACTCTCTTATCCATAATCAGTATTTAATTAGTTAACTGAACTTATTAATATATAAACAGAATTATATTTTTTTAGAACATTCTTATTTGTGCTTTGTGCTGCTCTATTCTTTTTATAGCTGCTTCGTAATACTCTTTATCTAATTCACAAGCTGTCAAATCATATCCTAAGTTATGACAGGCTATTGCTATTGAGCCACTGCCTAAATGTGTGTCTAAAATCTTATCGCCCTCTTCTGCGTAATTAATAAGTAGCCATTCGTAAAGTTTAACGGGTTTTTGTGTTGGGTGTATTCTTACCTCTTTGTTTTTCATATCGTGTTGAAGCATACCGTTCCAAACAATCTCACAAATATTAACGCTTTTACTTCCGCTATAATAAGCAAGTTCCGCCCTGCCAAAAGCTGTGCCTTTTTTATCCCAACAAATTCTACCACCACTAAAATTATAATTATTATAAAAGTTTACACCCCATATTATTTGATGTTTACTAACTCTTTTAAGTTCTTCAAAGTATTTTGTATTAGGCTCTTTATTTTCAAATAGTTTATAATTAGTTCTTTTAGTAGCTTGTTTCTTGTTATTTATATTGTCTTTTAAACCTATTGCATCATTACCGCCATAAGGTGGGTCTACAATAGCAAGGTCGAAGTGATTATCTGGATAACGCTTCATTAACTCCATATTATCCTCGTTTGTTATTAACATAATACAGGGTTTTTAACTTTGTTGTTTATTTTCGCTCCTTTTACTTCTAGTATTTGTTTATGCTTTACTCTTGTCTTTATTAATGCGTTAAAGGGGTCTAGTCGTGTTTGTTTAAATTCTTCTACTGTTTCTATATCCCAGCCTGTTAAGATGTCTATAACGTCTTGTATTTCTTTTATAGTTTTGTTTGTTGTTTTTTTCTTAACTTCTTTTTTTATCTTTTCTTGTTCTGGGTTAAAAAATGGCTTTGAAAATATTAAGTCTAGCTCTTTTATTAATTCATCGTGTTTCTTTTTATATTCTACGCTTATAGTATCAACGCTATTAACGTGGTGTAATATATTGCAATGACCTCTATTTATTTGCTCTCCTACTTCTCTAAGTGTAGCTCCACTTTCATAAGCTAGTTTACTAAACACTTTCTTTGCATCTGTAAAGTTTCTTTGTCTTACATTTTTAGCTACATCTAAATTGAATTTTTTATTTACTGCTTCTTTAATCGTTTCTAGTTTCATATTTGTTTTTAATTAAATTCTGCGTGTTCTAAGCACTCACTACATAAATCTGTTTCTAACCACTGTGAAGCACCACAGCAATTAGAGCCTATGTATTCTTCTGTATGTGGATTGTCTATTGCATATTGTACTATTTGTTTTGGTGTTTTCATTTTGTCTATATTTTATTATCTATAACTTCTATTAAGTGTCTAAGGTCTGAGCGTTCCCATTCCCCTAATTTAACTCCGTTTATATTAAATTTAAAATAATCTTTTCGGTCTGCTTTTTTTACTTCTATGTTTACGTACATATTAATCTATTTTAGTGAATTCTGCTATTTGGTTTTTATTATGTTCTTCTTTGTTTTGAAAGTAGTTATCTACTAGTGCGTCAATCATAACCAGCTCATCAATACTAGCTGTTTTTATTTTGTGCATTAAGTTGTCTATTTTGTTTAGTACATTGGTACACATTTCAGGGTTGTTATGATATACAATATTAAAACCCTCTTGATATATTTGCTCAAGTATTTGAGAAGTCTTATTAACTTGTAGCTTTACATTTTGTTTAAATGCTTTGCTTCCTTTTAAATCGTCATTAGCTTCTAGCAGTAATTGGCTTATCAATACGCATTTTAAATACGCTAAATGCCTGTCGCTTATTGGTTCATCATAAACTCCTCTTACTTGTTCTTGGTGTTCTAGTTCTTTTTGTTCCATTTTTTTATAGTATTCTATTTGTTCTTTTCTATCCATTGTTGTTGTTGCTCTCTTAGATATTCTATTTCACGCCTTAAATAATCTGCCGCTTTTTCTAAGTCTTTTAACTCATCGTCTTTTTTTCCACTTCTACAAATATACTTAATGATATTACCCCTATTGAAGTTTAGCTCATAATCTTTTATAAAGTCTATAACGTCATAGCCTTTTCCATTTTCATAATGTAAATAAGTTGATCTCATAATTTTATTTATTTTTAACAAATGTACCATTTTGCATTTTACCCTTACGATTTTTTATTTCGTTATAAGCAGATTCAATACAGTCCTCTATTTTCATACTTTGCAAATGAGCTAAGTTAGTTAGTACCACCACTATATCTCCAATAGCGTCCTCTATCTCATTAATATCTTCTTTTAATATTGCCTGTGCTAATTCACCCGCTTCTTCCATAAGTTTAACGTATTGTGTTTGCGGATTGCCTTTTTCATATATACCACGTTCTTTAGCCCACTGTCTTATATTATTAAATATTTTAATATTATTTTTAGGTTTATTAACAACGTCCCAGTAATTTTTTAAAGATTGTATATATATATATCTCTCTTCGCTGTGCTTAGATTTAAAATTGTTATTAATTAAAAAATCTTTTATTTCATCATTAACTTCTATAATATAATCATCAACCTCTATAAAAGAGGGAAATTCAAAGCCTTCTAATTTGTTATTAAATGTTTTTTTAAATGTAATTGTTTGATTTGTTACGTGTATCATTTTTTTTGTTTTAAAATTATTAATAGTTTCTTTGTATGTTCTTATATCTTTTTTATAACCTAGCTTATTTTGCCACTCTAATTCTAGGACAGATGCCTTGTCAATACAATTTGTTTTATCTAGTATCTCATAATCATAATACCCTTGCTGTTGTGTTATTCTTTTAAACGGGTTATTTGTACAACCTACTTTTTTCCCTTCAATGTGGTAAATATAAAACATATTATTATAATTTATTATTATATAAATGCAAGTTGTGCGCGTGATGGTAGTAGGTACCAACTTCATACCCTGTCCTTTCTGCAATTAATTCTTGCAATGATGCAAATTGATACTGATCGTTGCAGAAGCCGTACCAGAGATCATTAGAACGCATATAGACAGACATATTAAGCTTATTGTCTATTACAGTAAACTGAACAGCATACGTGCAAGGTGTATCGTTTCTGTATGTATCAATTTCCTTACCGTCATATATACTTATTGCTGCTTGTCTAGTTTGCGGGTTGTCTTTTAGCATTGCCACAACCTTGTCTATTTGATCTTGCCTCTGCCATTGCCAGCCGTAATTAGATCTTACATTACCTAAACTATCAGCCATACGTTTCCATATCTGAGGTACTTTACCGTATATATCACCTAGCTTTTTAACGCTAGGATCACCGGATAAATACCATTGCCATTCAGCTTCCGCATACTCAGCGTTCCACTTGCGGTTTTTGTTATTAATAACTTTATCTGTAGGATTTAATATTGTAAAACCCACATTAAACAAAGCTTTAGTGTCACCGAAATTAACTCCATATTTTTGTATTAAATGTAAGTAATAATCATAAACATCACTCGCTGTTTTAAAGTTTGTTTTTTTCATAATTTACAATTTATTGTTTTCGTAATTATTTAATGCCCCTATATAAGCAGCAGCATCTAGTAAATTATCTTCTTTATGATTATAAGATTCTCTAGATAGTTTTAAAGCTACAAGACACATATACATATCTTCAGCAGTTAAAATTTTACCAGTACAACCAGATGCAATCATAGCCGCTCTTTCCATACCCTCATCAAATGGACCATATAAACGTTCCTTCTCTTCAGAGCGTTCATTTATTATTTCGTTTGCTTTTTTTAAAATATTCATTTTGTTCTGGATTTTAATATTGTGCAATGTAATTGTTTTTTCTGTTATAAACAAAATATAAACAAATTTATTTTTATAATAATGCTAGTATTCTTAAATCTTCTTGTATGTCTTTAATCATTTTTAAAGCGTCTTTATAGTCTTGGTTTTCCATTGCCTCAATAACTATATCTAAGTCATATACAAATCTAATCATTTGTTCTAAGTTTTAATAAGTGATAGCACTCTGCATATTTTTGACGTGCCTTACCTTTGTATTCTTGTTTAAATAATTCGTACATCTTTTTTGTGTATTGATATTTAGTATCGCAATCAGCTAAGTATTTTTCTGCAAACTTTTTACCTTTGCCTTTAAAATAGTTCACGTTGTCGGCTGTATCTCCAATTATCATTTGCTCGTAAAAGTTATATAAGGCTTCGTCCTCGCTTATATCTAAAACCTCTTTGTGTTTATAGTGATAGTTATACATCAGGCAAGGGAACTGCTTATAGTCTTTGTCAATGCTTACTATCATAACATTGTTACGCCCTAGTTCGTTTGATAACTCGTACCAATATCTAGCAACCATATCATCAGTTTCAATTCCAAAACCCCAAACGCTGTCGTATTGGTCTTTAACGTATTGGTGCATCTCATCTAACAAAGGCGGTAACTCTTGTTTTTTTCTGTTAGCTTTGTAGTCGCTTGTAATTAGCTTTCTAAAGTTTCCCTTACTACCGCTGAATGTTATTACTTTTTCAATAGGGTACATATCTTCTAGCTTATTAACTATGCTCATAAACTGCTCATCAAACTTCGCTTGTGCTTCTTCTATATCTCGATAGTATTTATTATCTTCTGGGTTCTCTCGTTTTTTATAACAAGCTGCAAAGATTAAACTATCTGCATCAACTAGTAGTATCATTCTATATCTAAATTAAAGCATTCAACTGAACAATAATAATCTCCGTTTGTTTCAGAACCACAACAAGCACATTCTGTCCTTGCATCTGGCTCATCTATATAACTATCTAACCAACTCATATATCGTATTTTTTTAATTCGTTTTCTAATTTTTCTATTTGTTCTTTAAACATTATTATCTGCTTATTTTTATCAGCTCTTAATAAATCAAATCTTCTTTTTAATACATCATTCTCAACGGTTAAACCGTTTACATATTGACCTATCTCTGTCATTCCTTGCACCATATTTTTTAAGTCTGTGTTCGCTGGTTTTTCTTTACTCCATTGCATAACTAAATTAGCTATGTGGTTAAACCATAAATTGTAAGACTGTTTTTGTAGTGGTGTCATTATATCTTAGAACCTATAATTAAACCAAAAGTAAAAATTAAAATCCCTAAAAGTAAAATACTTCCTGTTATTATAAGGTTTCTAGTTTCTTGCTCTTTACGTTCTTTTTCTATTAAGTCTTTTT